GAATTGGTAGTAGGAACGTAATATATATTCATTCCGATACGTGTAGGAAAAGGACAATTTGAAAAGAATTTAAAATTTATAAAAGCACCATGAACCATATAATAAGTATAGTTGGCCATTATGTGAGACATTTGAAGAATAGAACCACCGATGCCAGTAAAGTTATGGTCGAAAAGTGAATTAAGTTGAAAAACGTACGCATAATCCACACCCGAGGATGTATGAAGTCGATTATCTTCCCAAGAAAGGTTTGTAAGTAATTGTTTCGGAAGGCCCAAATTGAAATTGCGATTAGACTTACCAAAACTAGAACGACGACGAGATTTAGATTTGCGTCGCGAGGATTTTCGAGAGAAAGAGCGTCGTTTAATTCTTCTACGTTTGACATAAGAACGACGACGACGATAGGCCATGCAATTTTTAAAAAGTGAACAAAAAGTGGCGCGAGGCTGGCCCGCGGCCCGAGGTGGGGGGTAATACTGTAACCCCCACCTTGCGCCACTCAACCCTGACTAGGGTTAGCATTGGCATACTGTATCTGTGCGATTAAGTCTTGACCCCGCTCACGCGGGGTCGCTTCTTTAAGCTAATAAGAGGGTATGAGCATGATCACGTGATATGTTGACGTGTCGTATGTATATGAGCACACGTGGCAGAATATGATTAGTTAGCCAATAGGATTGCGAGTAGGTCACGTGATAAGAAAACACAGTGAATAGCCGGTCAGAGTGAATTTAAGGCGGCTGTGTTTTTCACTTTTTACATGAGCCGTGGACGCTTCTGGTGTTTTACTGATAACAATCCTGTCTCTAATGAAATCGAATGGCCAGGATTTGTACGCTATGCAATATGGCAACGCGAAAAAGGAGAAAATGGAACCGAGCATCTTCAAGGATACCTCGAATGTACTCAGACGAAAAGACTTGCCGCAATTAAGAACATCTTACCAAGAGCCCATTTGGGATTGCGACAGAAAACACAACAAAATTGCATTGAATACTGCAGTAAACCCGAAACAAGAATCGATGGACCATGGATTCACGGAGAAAAATCTGAAGGATCAGGTGAAAGAAGAGATCTCAAAGGACTCAAAAAAGCCATCGATGAAGGAAAAAGCGACGCAGACCTGTGGGATAACCATTTCGACGTCATGTTGCACTATAATCGTGGAGTGCAAGAATACAAACGTATTAAACAAAGTCCCAGAGACGACAAAACAGAATTGGTCGTATGCCTTGGACCGCCAGGATGTGGAAAATCAAAAATGGCTCTTGATGAATCTCCTGGATCTTATTGGAAACAACGATCAAACTGGTGGGATGGATATGAAGGACAATCAAACATTGTACTAGATGATTTCTACGGATGGTTACCATATGACCTTATCTTACGACTAGCTGACAGATATCCATTGTTGGTGGAAACAAAGGGGGGACAACGAACTTTTAACTCAAAACGAATGTGGATTACTTCAAATAAATGGCCCAACGAATGGTACAAAACAGAACTCAACTTGGATTGGAGAGCCTTCTTTCGAAGAGTGGATGAATTTCGAATATGGAATTCAAAGGGAATACTGACAACAAAAAATATGGAACATGCAAAATTATGGTACTTGGAACAAGAATTATATGGAACAGAATGGGACGGAAAAATTGTTTTTATTATTGAATAAATTAAACAGCAATATCATCGCCATAAAAGCGACAAAGTGTTTTAACATTACCAAATTGAGTAAAGGACATATTAGAAACATGGTTGACAGGTTCTTGAAGAGTAAACTTAACAAAGATTTGAGAAGTAGGGCTAGTAGTGGCAGTACCACGGAATTCAGTGGAATTGAAACGTTGGCCAAAAGGAACAAGTTTCTTAAGATTAACATAGCGTTTAAAATGAGCACAAGGTTGATCGCCAGAAGCAAAAGCTGGAAGGTCTTTCCATTCCATGGTAGATATCTCGGTAAGGTCCATAGAAATAGTGGAATTGGTAGTAGGAACGTAATATATATTCATTCCGATACGTGTAGGAAAAGGACAATTTGAAAAGAATTTAAAATTTATAAAAGCACCATGAACCATATAATAAGTATAGTTGGCCATTA